CAAAGGCGGCGGAGATCTCACCGTACACGGAGAGCTTCTCACTCACGCCAACACCACCACCGACTTTAGCAGTCAGGATAGTCTCAGCAGCGCCACCGTCAGGAGAGACAACAGTAGGACCACCTTGGAGATACCAAGAGGCGGCACCTTCGGCACCGTCAACACCGACGTGGAAGTCAGTGGAGGTACCGGTGTAGTCAGAACCGGTGAACCCAGAGTTCGCTTCAACATTAACATAAGGAGCAGCGAAAGCAGGTGCAGCCATCAGAGCGACGGCGGGGAGGATAGCAAGAGTTTTCATGTGTTTAGTGAGTTACTTTTTCTTAGCAGTTTTAGCGGCGCGTTTAAAGTTAGCAGCGCTGGGTGCGCCTTTGGACCCAGGCTTTCTCATTTTTTCACCACTGCCTTGTTTGATCCGAAGACGTTTGGCGTGGATGTTTGCGTAGAGACCACGTTTGGCCATTACCAAATACCGGGAATGATTTGTCCAGTTAGTGCGTAAGCGCCAAGAGCAGCCATGATGCCAAGCATAGCAAGGCGACCGTTGAGCTGTTCAGCACGTTCGTTATGTGGGACACCGTAGGGATGATCAGTCATAATGAGGGGTGGCTCTTTAGCCCAAATGTTTGTGTCGTTCATTAAAATTCTACGTCGGAGTTAGCGAGTTTATTCAGCACGCTCCGGCGGTATGCAGGATCCCGATCATATCGGGGGTCAGACATTGCTTCAACAAGTTGAGCCTGGCTTTGGAAACCAGCGTTCTCTTCCCTGGAAGATTTGCCTGAAAGCATTTGTCCTTCGCTGCCCGTAGCATCACTGTATTTTGCATTCAGTGCTTGGACAGCAAAGAAGATAGCGTTAGGATCACCTTTGCCCATCACAGAGTCATACATAGAGATTTCTTCTTGGGAAAGATTCTGACCAGCCCAAGTAATCATGGACTTGTAAGCTTTCTCTCCGCCGACCATCTTGAACAACTCTTGTGCTTGAGCTTCAGTCAGGCTTTCACCTTCTTCTTCTTCGTCAGAAGTTTCTTCTACTTCTTCGGGGGCTTCGGCTTGCTCCCCTTCTTCGTCCCGTGATACGGCATCTTCTTTGGGTTCTCCAAGTTTACGTTGTAGTTCAAGATACGCTTGTTCAAGTGAACTCGAATCTTTAAATTTTCCAGCTAGTAGAGGTTGATCACCATTCTCTAGACCTTCTGCTACTTCCAGGGCTTCCTGTTCAGCAGCATTCAAGCCAGCCTCATTAGTTTCAGGGGCGGCGTCAACCATTGTAAATTGTTCGCTCATTCAACTGGTGGTAATTCAGGTGGTAGTTGTTGTTGCTGCATCTGTTGCATAGCAGCTTGTTCACGCTTCTGTTCAACAGCAGCCATCTGTGGCTCTTGTTGCATAGCCATCATCTCTTGCTGTTGTGCCATAGCTTGCTGTTGTTCAGCTTGCCGTTCATCCATACTCTTAACGAGGTTCAGGACATCAATACCAGAAGCAGCAGCAAGACGCTTGATCACTTCATCAGGGTTGATGTACTGTTGGATAGCCTCAGGTCCCATCGTCTGTGCAATGACAGTGATGAATTGACCAAGGCTCTCACGGTCTTGACCACGACCAAGGGCATTGATACCAGCGACAATAGTCGGCTTAACAATGTCACCCTTAGGCAGGCGAGGAATCTCACCCGTCTTCTGAGCAACGTTCAGCTTGCGGTTGAGATAAGGAACAAGGAACTCAACAGTCAACAGGGAGAAGAGTCCGCCCAGTTGTTGTTCGAGTTCTAGCTGAGTCATTCTAACTTCCTCAGCGGTGGTGCGTTCTGAGTCTCGTACATTAAGCACAAGGAACGCTTCGTTGAGACGTTGTGTCAGGGAGCCGATCATCTGATAGGCAGTCTGGAAGTCAGCTGTCTTGCCAACCTGCACCACACCGATGTCATCAGGGCGACCCTGGATGATAGCACCGTTGCCTGCCTTGGCAAGCGTTGCGGGCTTGGTGGTGCTGGAGGGACTGACAGTAAACACTACCTTAGCAGCTGCTGCGCTGCCTTCGATGATGGCTTGTGACAGTGCTTCAAGTGACTTCAGATCTCCGATGAACTCTTCGACCCTACCACGTCCGTAGACCTCTCCGTCCACGTGGTTGAATCGTAGCACAAGCCAGGGGTTAGCGTCAAGGGGAGCTTTGCTCATTGACTTGGGAAGGATGTTCCCGTCTATCTCCTGGTGCCAGACCCAACGGTTGTTGTCCCGGATGACGTGTGTATAAATATCACATTCATCATCTCGGAAGTTGGTATCGTCAGAGGTCGAATTGGTAGAGGGTTGTTTGTATTCGGGATAAAATTTTTTGACTAGTTTTTTCGAGATTGTTTCTTTCGTTACAATTTCTATAACGTTACCGTTACCATCTCTATCTACAGCATATCGGTTAAGGGGATAGAGCTTGAGCCCTTCCTTACCCATAAAGATAAGAGCATTACCAGCGACAACAAGATGCTTTAGTGCTTGGTGAACTACCACACGGTCGCCAGAAGCGGCGATAGATTCCATGACGGTACGTTCAACTTTAGCAAACGACAAGTCAAGTTCTGACCTGATCTCTGGTCCAAGATCTTCACCAAGGTTAATATCATTTACCTGGAGTTTGAAGAAGCTAGTTTGTGGAGGAAGCAATGCAAGCATCAACTTACTTGCGAGCGTCACAACACCTTTAGCTCCAACTGATTGCCAGGGAGTAATGAGGTTTTTAGCACCTTTAGTGTAAGCCTCATCTTCACGGATGAGGTAAGGAAGAGTCAGTTCTGCTGCTCGTCTAGCAGTGTTGAGGAACTGTGAACGGTCCGAAGACAATCTGTCATAGCGTTGTTTAGCAGACATTAGACGTTCAGGACACTACCCGATGGTACGTTGATACCAGCGGTTGTTTGAATTGGAGCAAGACGCATACGGTCACCACGACGTTTGAACGCAGCAGTGCCAGCAGTCTGGGCAGTTTGAGAAGCAGGAGCGATCTTCAGGCTAGCTTGTGCTTGACCACGTGCTTGACTAGAAGCAGCTTGAATGGCAAGACGGTTCTGAAGTTCTGCAGCCTTTTGACGTTGAAGATCTGCGTCTTCAAGTTCTTTAACTTTAGCTTCACCTTGGGCGATGATCTCTTCAGCTTGCTTACGGTAAGCAGCAGCCTGTTCATTCAGTTCTTTGATTTGAGCAGAATAATCAGGCGCGGGTGCTGGAGCTGGGCGGCTGGGAGCCGGAGCAGGTGCGGGAGCAGGTGCAGGTTTCTTTTCCCAAATGGCATAACCATCAGCAGTAAACCCGCTCAACTGGTGATCACTACTGGGAGCAGACGTGGTACCAATGACCTTCTGCATATGTTGTGCTTGACCAGCACGTTCTTGATAGTAGCGAACGTCGGTACGGACTGGCGAGCTTCCGCGCCTGTACTGTTGTACAGGTGCTACACGTCCAAAAGATTGACCGCCGTACCGTGCATACATACTAGCGCGGGACATCAGTTCTCCTCCATATAAGCGATGACCCACTCAACGACGCTACGCTGACCAGATCGGTACATAATTTTTTCCATTGTATCTTCAGGTGTAGGGTTGGTGGGTGGAAAGTTCTCTTCAAGTTTGGCGAGCATGGCATTAGCTGTCATGCCCCTTACATCTAGAAGATCAAGCGTATTGAGGGAGGTTGGGGTTTGCATGTTCAAAGAAAGCAGGCATCCTGGCTCTCTTAGTTTCGGCTAGTTCTGGGGCTTTACCCTCATACATCAAGCGGTCGCTAGAATCGAGCCAAAATTTTTTGTTCAAATATTTATTAGGGTTGTTTGCCTTGAGAGGCTGCAGCACCCAGTTAATAGTAGCTTTGCGAAGTTTATCCAAAGACGGAGAAACTTCAAGGTTAAGCTCACGTGCGACCAAAGAGTTGACAGCAACGTGAACTTGTTCGTCTCGAGAAATATCGGCAGAGACAGTCCTCAGTCCCGCATCTCCATTAAAACGGAAAAAGGGCAACAGCACAAAGAAAATCGAACGCTCGGCAACCAACGCTTTGAGGATCGTGTGATCCGGATGAGCAACCCAAGCGTCGCGGAGCCGTTTGGCTTCTTCCTCAGCTTGTTCATCAACACCCAAGGCGTTGG